GGATGAAGATGACAACAACAATGTTGATACATCTACAGACCTTATCAAGCAACTACGCAAAGCGAATAAACAAAAGGAAAAAGAACTAGCTGAATTAAAAGCTCAGTTTGAAGGCCTTAATAAAGCGCAACGCGAAAGAGCAATCAAGGATGCCCTCGCAGCTCGCGGGGTAAATACGAAGATCGCTTCGTTTATCCCACAGGATATAGACCCAACTGAGGAGTCTGTATCAAAGTGGCTTGAATCAAATGCCGATGTTTTCGGGATTCAAACTACTGAAAGCCAGCAAACACCTAATATTGACCCAGCTCAGGCTAAGCAATATCAACGATTAACTAATGCTGCAGAGCAAGGCAATTCGCCTAATGCTGCTGCAGATATTATGCAAAAGTTGTTAAGTGCTAATAGCCGCGAAGAGTTGGATGATGTAATTAGGCAGTCTGGTTTATAACCCTATCCAACGAAAGGCAAGTGCTTAAATGACACTACCAGCAGGTACGATTACTGGTACCGCAGACATTACCGCATTAGTCCAGACAGCGTATGATCAATACGTTCGTATGGCACTACGCTCAATCCCAGTGATGAGAGCAATTGCAGATGTCAAGCCAGTACAGCAAGCTATGCCTGGATCATCAGTTGTATTCTCAATCTATTCTGACTTATCACAAGTCACAGCAACATTGACTGAGGAATCTGATGCTTCATCCGTAGCCCTAGGTAACCCATCACAGGTTACAGTAACACTTAATGAGTACGGCTCAGCCGTTACTACAACTAAGAAGTTGAACCTAACTTCTTTCAACGATGTAGATGCAGCTCTTGCTGACATCATTGCATACAACGCTGCAGATTCTATTGACTCTGTAGTTGCTTCAGTTCTAACAGGTGGCACAAACGTTATCTACGCAGGAACTGGAAACACAACAACTTCTGATCTAACAACTGGCGATACAATCACAGTTGCTAACATCCGTAAGGCTGTTACAGAACTACGCACAAACAAGGCAGTGCCTCGTATGGGCGAACTATATGTAGCATACCTACACCCACGCCAAGCAGCCGATCTACGCGCTGAATCAGGCACAGGTGGATTCCAGGATATCGTCAAGTACACAGACAATGTGTCAAAGACAATTATCCCTGGTGCTGTAGGCGTAATTGAGGGCGCAATGGTAATTGAAACACCTCGCGTTCCAGTAGTTAGCAATGGTGCTTCACCATCTGTTAACGTCTACAGAGCAGTAATTGCAGGCCGTGAGGCTCTAGCAGAGGCTAAGGCACAAGACATCTCTACCATCATTGGTCCAGAGGTTGACTTGCTTCGCCGCTTCCGCACAATCGGTTGGTACTACTTCGGTGGATTCGCAAGACTCCGCGAGGCTGCGCTATACCGCATTGAGTCAACAGCTTCCTAACAATTAGTTAGTAATGGGCAGGGGTGGGAAACCACCCCTGTTCTACAAGAAAGGTAAATGTGACTTACAGACTTACAACTCCTTGGGAGTGGGAAACTTGGATCACTGCAGATAACCAAGGATCTCCATACTCAAGATTAGCTGGAAGACCTATCACTGGTGGAACATCTACTGGTGCTACTAATCCTTTCTTAACAGATATACCTAGAGGCGTAACTCTTCTAGTAAATGGAACTACAGTTACAGCAACAAGATATCCTTATCAAGATGATATTACAGATGCAGATGCAGTTTATATGGGTGGTCACTCCTACGAGATAGATGACCAAGCCGCACAAATTTTAATTGATGCTGGTTATAGCCAGTACTTGGAGCAGATCTAATGGATAACTGTACTTCAAGTTGTAAGACTAAAGATCACCAAAGTTATGCTGAATGTTTAAAGCAGAATACTCCGATGTTCGTAGGTGTGTCACCTACTAGAACTGGATGGGATCAAGATAAAGTTAAGAAGGATGAAAAAGAATTAAATAGTTATTACTCTGCAGTTAAGCAGGGTATGGAACCAAGATCAACAAGGCAGAAAGATATTGATGCCGCAGTCTCACTTTCCGACAAAGCTGGTAAAGCATTTGACGGAATCAACCTAACCTATAAGGGGTAAACAATGCCAATGGTAAACGGAAAGAAATTCCCATATACAAAAAAGGGAAAAGCAATGGCTAAGAAAGCAGCCAAAAAATCAGGCGCAAAGATGGCTATGAAAAAGATGGGAAAAAAGAAATAATGAAAGAGACAGATGATGGCGTAGTATTTGAGACTCGCCCAGATCTAAACGTTAAGTTGGATGTTTATCCAAATGCAGAACGCCAAGAGGAATCTAATCGTAAGTATATGACCTACGATTCAATCCAAACTGGATCCCCTGCAAAAGCAGCACCTCGTCAATAAAGGGAGATATACAATGGCTAAAGCAAAGAAGTGCAAGAAGTGCGGCAAGTTAAAGTGCAAGTGCTAATATGAAGAAAACAAAAAGCGCTAAGAAAATCTCTAAAGTAATGAAAGAGTTTAAGAAGGGCGAACTGAATATTGGCAAGTCTGCCAAGAAGGTTAAGTCCAAGAAGCAAGCAGTTGCTATTGCTCTTTCACAAGCAGGGATGTCTAAGAAGAAGAAAAAGTAATGGCATCTAGTGGTACCTATAAGCGCCACGATGGTTTCAATCCAGTTCAGATTAAGAATGGAATGATAGTTCGTCTTAATAAGAATGGATCTATCAGAGCAGTATTAGGAAAGTACGGAGAATATGGCAAAGAAAAAGGACTCAAGGCTCACTAGAGCAGGAGTATCTGGTTTTAATAAACCTAAGAGAACTCCTAGTCATCCTAAGAAAAGTCACGTTGTGGTCGCTAAAGAAGGATCACAAGTTAAAACCATACGCTTTGGACAGCAAGGTGTAACTGGTGATAGGAAACCAACTGCAAGACAAAAATCATTTAAAGCTCGTCACGCTAAGAATATTGCCAAAGGCAAGATGTCTGCAGCGTATTGGGCAGACAAGGTGAAGTGGTGAAAAAGAAAGTAGCATTTTGGGATAAGAAGAACCCTAAGAAAACTTCTAAGAAATTAACACCAGCACAAAAGAGTGCTGCTAAAGCAAGAGCAAAGGCTGCAGGTAGACCATACCCAAATCTAATAGATAACGCAGCAGTAGCTAGAAAAACAAAAAAGAAGTAAGGAGAAATAAGTGGCACTAGGTGATCCAGGCACAACTCTTAGCGATGAGTTAAATCGCCTTGCCAATGGTGGCACTTATAGAGATCCTTCGGCAATGGTAGGAGAAGCATTGGCTGCTCGCCAATGGGCTGCTCAAAGAACTGTTACCTTAACTGTTTCAGATACTGTTGGTGTTTTAAATCAGATTGCTGGTAATACTGATAAGTCTGCTTGGAAAGATTTTACTGGAGTTTGTAATCAACTAGCATCCAGTACGGGACTAGCTGCGGCAGCAGCATTAAGGTTGATATCCTCTTGAGTGCAAAATATAATTTAGTCTGTGAACAGGCAACAACATTTAATTTTCAATTTGTAATACAAGATGAAACTAATGGAGTAGTTACTCCTTGGAATCTAACAGGATATACAGCGACTATGACTGTACGCCCATTCGTAGGTTCTAATACCACAACACTTTCTTTAACTACCGCTAATGGTGGAATTACTTTAGAAGGTATTAGTGGAAGAGTAGTAGTAAATATTCCATCTACTACAACTGCAGACCTAACACCTGCTCGTTATTCCTACGATCTAGTAGTTAACTCTGGTGGTACTGTAACAAGAATTTTAGAAGGTAAGTTTGTAGTTACTGGAGGTGTAACACTGTGACAACATTTATAGTTGTAGAAAGTATTACTCCACAAGTATCTGTACAGTTTTCAGCAGATCAAGGTCCACAAGGTGGTCAAGGTGTAGCTGGTGCTACAGGTCCAACAGGACCTACTGGACCTAGTGGTGCTACAGGTCCTAGTGGACCAACAGGTTCATCAGGCGGAACAGGAGCAACAGGTGCAACTGGTAACACAGGCTCTACAGGTCCTACTGGTTCTACTGGTAGTGCTGGTCCTACTGGCCCTACTGGTTCTGCAGGTAGTACGGGTTCAACGGGTGCGACAGGTCCAACTGGTTCCCAAGGTCCTACTGGCGCACAAGGCGATGCGGGAGCTACGGGACCAACAGGTTCCACTGGTCCTACAGGTGCCACTGGCCCAACGGGGTCTGCGGGTGCGACAGGACCTACAGGTGCTACAGGGGCAACGGGCAGTACTGGTGCAACTGGACCAACAGGAGATATTGGACCCACAGGACCAACAGGATTAACTGGCGCTACAGGCGCAACAGGTAGCACTGGAGCAACAGGAGCCACTGGCGCTGACTCAACAGTGCCTGGCCCAACGGGTCCTACAGGCCCTGCAGGGGCCGCAGGAGCCACTGGAGCTACTGGTCCTACAGGAAGTACTGGGGCAACAGGTGATACAGGCCCTACAGGGCCAGCAGGGGCTAATGGAGCCACTGGTGCCACAGGTGCTACAGGCGCTACTGGAGATACAGGACCTACTGGTCCTGCTGGTGCTAACGGTGCAACAGGAGCCACAGGTCCTACTGGACCTACGGGTGCAACTGGTGCTACTGGTGCCACTGGACCGACAGGTGCAGATTCAACAGTTCCTGGACCTACAGGTCCAACGGGAGCAACTGGTCCAACAGGACCTGGTGCTGATGCGATTCCAGTATCATTTTTCTTAGGTGGAATGTAAACTCACCTAGTGAGAGTAAACGACTTCTTTAACAAGGTTGTGTTGATTAACCTTGATAGAAGAACAGATCGTCTTAAAGATGTTACTGAAGAACTAAATAATCTAGAAATAAATTTTGAAAGAATCTCTGCAGTAGATGCAGTTGAATTAGGTATAACACCTAAAGATGCTTGCAGAGCAAGTCATATCAAAGCACTTGAAATGGCAGAAGGCAACACTTTAATACTAGAAGATGATGCAACCTTTATGCCAAACTTCTTAGAGAATTTTACTAAGTTCATAGAGAATCTACCTAGGCACTGGGATATAATATATCTTGGAGCTTATATAGGATTGAGTGAGCCAGTAAATAATCATATGGTCAGAGGTCTAATAACTAGTTCTACTCACGCTTACTCTATAAATCCTAAAAGGATGACAGAGATGTTGGAGATGGCTAGAAATACTACAGATCATATTGATGTTGCTTATGCTAACGAACATCCAAGATTGAAGGCATATGTGGCACAACCTACCTTAGTAAAACAGAAACCTAGTTTCTCAGATCTACTACTTAAAGATGTTGATTATCTAAGTTGGTACAAATGAAGGTAGCTGTTTATACAATTGCTAAGAATGAAGCAAAGCACGTCAAGCGTTGGTTTGAATCAGCAAAGGGAGCAGATTACTTTTTAATCTGTGACACTGGTTCAGAAGATGATACTGTTAAGATCGCTAAAGATCTAGGTATTAATGTAGTTCAATGTGCAGTAGATCCTTTTAGATTTGATGTAGCAAGGAATTACGCTCTTGCTTCATTACCACTAGATGTTGACTGGTGTATCGCATTAGATATGGATGAGATGCTAGTCGGTGAGTGGAGAAGTGAATTAGAGAAGGCTTTAGCAGATGATGTTGATAGAGCCTACTATAGATTCATAACAGACTTTAATGAGGATGGAACTCCTAAGCACGAGTTTGATGGATTTAGAATCCACAGAAGAAAAAATGTTTACTGGTCACATCCGATCCACGAGGTTCCTAGAACATACGGTAAGAAAGAAGTAACTAAGAAATACAACATAGAGGTTTGGCATAAGCCAGATAACTCTAAGATTAGAAGTTACTACCTACCAATGCTAGAGAGTGCGGCAGAGGAAAACCCTGAGCCAAGAAATCTTTACTATCTTGCTAGAGAATATTATTACAAAGAGAATTTTGAGAAGGCGTTAGAAGTATTTAAACGCTATGTTGAGATATCAAAGTTTCCAGCAGAAAAAGGATTTGCACTTCGCCTTATGGCAAAGTGTGATCCAGCAAATGCTGAGGAATACTTAACACAAGGCACTGAAGTTTATCAAAGTAGAGAAGCAGTCTTAGCACTTGCTAATTACTACTACGAGAAACAACAGTGGAAAGAGTGCAACTATTCATCAAAGGTTGCATTTGGTATCACAGAAAAAACCACAGGCTTTATGAGTGAATCTTGGGCTTGGGGTCATATGGCTGCAGATTTAGTTGCAGTCTCAGCTTGGCAATTAGGTAACTGGAAAGAAGCATATAAGTTCGGAAAGATTGCTCTTAAGTTAAGCCCTAACGATGAGAGATTAAAAAAGAATATGCTATTTTATAAGGAGAAAATGAATGGCAACGTTTAATGAAATGGTCAACGAGGTAAAGACCAATCTGCAAGGTTACACCTTGAAGCAAGATCGCCTGACCTATCTTAACGCTGCAATAAATAGCGTTGCTACAAGTATGGTGGTAGGTTCATCATCTAACCTAGCTAAAGGTCCTATTGAAATTGATGATGAGATAATCTGGATTGATAACTTCAGCACTGCATCTAATACTCTAAACGTAGCACCAGGCTTTGGTAGAGGATATCAAGGCACTACACCTACATCACACGCTCAGTACTCTCAAGTAACTTTATCTCCATCATTTCCTAGGATTTCAATTAAGAAGGCTATCAACGATACTATCAACTCTTTGTATCCTAAACTATGGGCAGTAGATTCCTTTACCTTTACCTTTAATGCAAGCCAAACTACATACGCACTACCAGATGATCTAGAACAAATCCTGTTTGTATCTTGGCAGACTACTGGTTCATCTAAAGAGTGGCTACCAGTTAATCGCTGGAGAGCAGATGGTATGGCTAACGTATCTACCTTTAATAGCACTAACACAATTAATATTTATGAGAACATACAACCTGGTAGAACAGTTCAAGTTTATTACACTACCACTCCAGATACTTTAGAAAATAACTCTGATGATTTTGCTGATGTAACTGGACTTCCTGCTTCCTGTCAAGATGTAGTAACACTAGGTGCAGCCTACAAGTTACTATCCTTTGTGGATTCAGGAAGAATATCTTTAACCTCAGCAGAGTCAGATCTTGCAGATTCTAAGATCCCTTCAGGAGCTGGCGCTAATAACTCTCGTTATATCTACGCTTTGTATCAACAAAGACTTAACGAAGAAGCACTTAAACTGCAAGACAAATATCCAATTCGTTTACATTACGTAAAGTAAGGAAATCAATGACCCGCAAGTTTTCGTCCATAAGCGTTGAGTCAACGCTTGCATCTGGTATATCTAATAGCCAGACAACTTTAACTGTTGCTAGTGGTACGGGTTCAGCACTACTTGGTGGTGTAACCCTCGCTGCTGGTAACGTAGATCAGTTCACATTAGCACTTGATCCCGATACCACCAATGAAGAGATTGTATTTGCTACTGCAGTAACATCAGATACTTTTACAATTGTTAGAGGTGGCGCTGGATCTAGTGCAGTAACACATTCTGCAGGAGCAACAGTACGCCACGTTCTAACATCAGATGATCTAAACGCTTTTGAAGCAGGATTAGATGGTGGATCAGGAGATCCAGTATCTGGTCTTATGCTAATGGGTGGGTAAATGAAAAGCTGTTCCATAACTGGATGCGATAATAAATATATTGCTAAAGGTTTATGCTCAACCCATAGAAAAATAAATAAAAAATATGGGACACCAATACCAGTATGTTGGTGTGGTGAGCCTGCACAAACTTTTGTAGGTAATCAAAAAACCTATGATATGTGCGAAGAACATACTTTATTAAAACGTTTTTGGAATAATGTAGATATTAAGTCTGCAGATGAATGTTGGGAATGGCAAGGAAGTAAAACATCCAATAATTATGGAGTTATATATTGGAATGGTAAAGTATCCTACGCCCATCGTTTATCACTAGAATTTAGTGGAGAGGAAATACCAAGTAGATATCACGCTTGCCATAGGTGCGATAATCCACCTTGTGTAAATCCAAAACATTTATTTGTTGGGTCACCAAGAGATAATATGTTAGATAAGGTTTCCAAAGGTCGTCATACCTTTGGGGAGAAACATCCAAACGCAAAACTGACAAACGCCGAAGTTTTAGCAATTCGGGATATGGCGGAAGACGGCGTTTTCTTTTCAGATATAGCCAGAACATTTGGAGTATCTGATAGTCATATATCAACCATAGTCGCCCGTTTGAAACGAAGCGATATTTAATTAAGGAGAAACAACTTTGGCAACCACCTATAAAGTTTTGGGACAATCAAACCCAAGCGCAACAACAGCAACAACTCTATACACAGTACCATCAGCTACACAGACAGTAGTATCAACTGTAACAATCTGTAACCAAGCAGCAACTGCTGCTACTTATCGTATTGCGGTAAGAGTTGCAGGAGCAGCATTATCAGCATCACAGTATGTTGCATATGATGTATCACTACCTGCTAATGCTTCAGATACGTTAACACTTGGTATAACACTAAACGCTACAGATGTTATTACTGTATATGCCTCAACAGCCACAATGTCCTTTGCAGCTTTCGGAAGCGAGATTTCATAATATGACTATAGGAAGAATACCGTCAATTGAAGGTGGTATCCAACCCACTATCGTTGATGCTAAAGGAGATATCATTGCTGCTACGGCAGCAGATACACCAGCTCGCCTTGCGGTGGGCGCTAACGATACAGTCCTCACAGCAGACTCATCAACAGCAACTGGATTAAAGTGGGCTGCCGCTTCCAGTGGTGGAATGACATCAATTGCTAGTGGTTCATTATCGGGTTCAAGTGTTGTTTTAGGAAGTATACCTGCAACTTACAACAGTTTAACTTTAGAATTAAGAGATTGGTATAACGCTGGCAATGGTAACTCTGTATTTGTTAGAATTACTGGAGTTACTACTAATTATGACGGAGTGGTTGCTCGCGTGCAAGATCTTAACCCAGCAGTAGAGTGGAATGGATCAAGTTCATTTACCACAGGCACAACTAGCGCAAGTGAAAATGTTGACAATAATCACTATCTTATTTGTCAATTTCCTAATTATGCAGACAGCGCATCAAGAAAATTATGTATAGCAAACGCGACTTATCAAACTAATGGCAATGTTGAAAGAGCTACGGCCTCAACTTCTTATCACAATACTGCAACTGCAATTAGTAGTTTAACTTTATCTGTTGAAGGTGGCGGTAATTTTGGTGGCGGTACTTATATTCTTTGGGGAGTTAAATAATGACAATACAAATTAAAGAAGTTAATTGCACAACTGGCGAAGAAATTGTTAGAGATGCCAATGCTAACGAAATTGCTCAGATAGAACTTGATGCCGCTAATGCAGCAGCGAGAAAAGCAGAAGCCGCAGCAAAAGAATCTGCTCGTCAGGCTCTACTATCTAGACTTGGCATTACCCAAGAAGAGGCACAATTACTACTAGGAGGTAAATAAATAATGGCAACTGGCAGAATAGGGGTTACGCCAACCCTTGGAGTTCGCTGGTCTAAAGCTCCAGCAGGTGGTACCACCTCGCTGAGTGGACTAGATGATAACTCTGTATCCCTAGTATATTCAGTAGGGTATGAGCAGGTATACCGTAACGGTGTCCTACTATCTCGCGGTAATGATTACACAGCAACTGATGGCACAACTGTTACTTTAATTGATGCCACACTTGCTGGCGATATTATTGAAGTCTTTGCTCAAGAGTTAGTTCCACTAACTGATGCAATCAGTAAGGGACAGTTCAACGCTAAGGGTGCATTACTCTCAGCTACTGCTGCTGCAACACCAGGAGTTCTTGCTGTCGGTGCCAATGACACAGTACTTACTGCAGACAGTTCAACTGCCACTGGTTTGAAATGGGCAACCCCATCTGCTGGTGGAATGACCTTAATTAGCACTACAACTTTAACTGGCGCATCAGTAACACTTTCATCTATTCCGCAAACCTATGTTTCTTTATATTTAGTTGTTACTGGGGTTACTGGTAATACAAGTGATGCCCAAGTAAGAATTTCGCCAAACAATGTTAGCAATTTAACCAATTACAGTTTTATTGAATCTGGTACTGCTAATTCTGTTTCTAATAACAGAATACGATTAACCGATGGCTCTACGCTTCGCACTAGTGCAGATAATGCTTGGGCAGTTCAAATTGACAATTACACTTCATCCACAACCTTTAAGCCTTTTAGCTGCTCAGGTTTATTTCTTAACGCATCATCTGTAAATGCGTCTATGTTGTCTGGTGGAGCTTTTCGCTCAAACACAGCAATTACCTCTTTGGTTTTTGATTATGGTGGTACAAATACATTTGCAGGTGGAACTGTCCTACTTTACGGAGTAAAATAATGAGCAAACCAATAATAAGAATACACAACACAGAAACTAACGAGGTCATTGACCGCGAAATGAATGACCAAGAGTTTGCCGCTTACGAGGCAGAGCAGGCAGTAGAGGCAGCCCGTCAAGCCGAAGCAGATGCTAAAGCAGCACAACGCCAAGCAGTACTAAACCGTCTTGGTATCACAGAAGAAGAAGCAAGAATCCTACTAGGAGGTAACTAATGCCGAACACAACTGCAGTAAGAACCGCACAGGTAGGTGCTGCTCCGTTTTTCGCTGGTAAGAACAAAATTATTAATGGTGACTTTAACATAAATCAGCGCAATTTTACTAGCACGACAACTAATGATACTTACGGTTTTGACCGTTGGATTATTGGTTTAGGTGGTGGAACTGTTACTTATTCAACACAAAACTTTACGGCTGGTGCAGCACCAGTTGCAGGTTATGAAGGAAAATCTTTTGCTCGTGTTGTTACTTCTGGTCAATCTGCCGCAGGAGATTACGCAACATTAGAACAAAGAATTGAAGATGTCCGCAACTTTGCTGGACAAACTATTACCGTTTCTTTATGGGCAAAAGCAGCAAGCGGAACTCCTAATTTAGCGTTTGCGGTAAATCAAAACTTTGGTAGTGGCGGTTCAACACAAGTTGTAAACGCAACAAGTATTTCTACTATTACTACATCTTGGGTTCGCTATTCTTTTACTATTGCAGTCCCTTCAATCTCAGGCAAAACAATAGGAACTGGTTCTTATATTTCTATAAGACCAGCATTTAGTATTGGCTCAACAATATCAGGATTAGGTTATCCAGCAATAGGTATTCAAAATAATACTTTTGATATTTGGGGCGTTCAAGCAGAATCAGGCTCAACAGCCACAGCCTTTCAAACTGCAACTGGCACACTTCAAGGCGAGTTAGCCGCTTGTCAGAGGTATTATTATAGAAATACAGATAGTAGCGGTGTGGCTTATCAAGGTGTTGGTCAGGCTATGTCCACAACAGTTGTTGATACCGCTTATTTTTTACCAGTAACTATGAGAACCAATCCATCTACCTTGGAAACTTCAAATATGGCAGTTTATGCTTCAGGTGCTACTAGAAGTGGCGGTACTTTTACTTTGCTATACGCAAATCAAAATACGCC